ACCCAATTTCAAGGTTAACATCCTAAAGGCACCTTTGACAAGTTGAGATTTAGTCATGTCCCTGACTTGCTTTTCATTCAAAGCATCATCAATTTCCTTTTCAGTAGAAAGCATACCAAGAGAATCTAAGACAAACATACATGGTTTGCGTTCACCTTCCTTCTTCTTAAGATAAAGGTCCACTGCCTTCAATGCCTTAGATCTAAATTCTTCAATAGTAACAACATTCACAACTACAATTCTAGTAGTATCAAGACCTCTACTTTCTAGAAGGGATTTAGTAACAGCAGCTTCAGTATCAAAATAGAGACAATACCCATCGGGGTGATTATCAAGAAAATTCTTAACCACAGCGAGAGAGAAGAAAGTTTTTCCAGTAGAAGACTCTCCAGCAATAGCAGTAATCTTATTCCCAGATACACCACCAAACACACTACCTGAAACCAGTGCATTAAAAATGTACGAACCTGTGTCAACATAAGTTTCAGTTTCATTAATTTCAGAAGCAAGTTGAGTGTATTCTCCTCCAATTTCTTTTACAATATCTTTTAAAAAGTCCATAGGTTAACTAAAAAGCGATTCTAATGTGTTTGTTTTTTCTGCACTCCACCCAATGCAGTTCAGAATACTCCTAAGTGGATCAATAAAACTCTTCTCAAATTGTAAGTCATAATCCACATATTTGCCAATTCCAAGTTCTTTGGGAAACTGTTGAATAAATGAAATTACATTTTCCCTAATTGTATTAGGCATTTTCAAATAACAATATTTAATTTTTTCACCATTCTGAATAAGTGAATATTTATTTGTAAGTTTATTCTCCTTCACATAATGATTAAACAATAGTGCTCCACGAACATGGATGGGTGTTCCTTTTACATAGATTGAAGAATGTGATTTATATTTAATCACATCTGAAATTGATTTGGGGAATGCAATATGTTCTGGAGGAAGGTTTTTAAATTCTTTACGACATTTATCAATGAATGAAATCACCTCATCTTCAGTTCCACTCATCATAAGTTTAAGTGCATCCTTAATCATCTTCCTGCATGGTGCAGGTGTAGAGGATTTGATAGCCTCAATTCCCATGATCTTAAGTTTAGGTTCTTCATACCTAACCCCTTCACTATCCCAAACATTAAGGATATAACGCTTCTTAGCAGTCCAGATTCCACGATCAGCAATATTTTCTCGCTTCATCTGCATCTTCTGCTCATAGGCATTTACATACTCCGCCAGTTCTTGGTAGCAACTTTCAATATATTTTTCAAGTTCCACCTTAGAGACCTTATCAAGGAACGAAACAATGCTTTCAGTAGTTTTCTCTCTTCCCTTGTATACAGTTTCAACCAAAGGACCCATATTAAGATAAACTGAATCAGTATCCACAGCAATAACATAATCCCTATCCTCTGTTTTAAGAATTTTGTTCATGTATTGATTTATCTTATTCTCAATCCAACGGATTGAAACTTGTCCAGATAGAGTAACTGCTTCAGCATTCTCAAGTTTAAAATACCTAAAGTATTCATTTCCAACAGCACCATAAGCAGAGTTCAAAGAAATTTTCTTTGCCATCTGAATGTTATTGCACCTTGCAATTTCTTTCTCCAACTCTCTAGTTGGAGTTTTTTCATACTGCTGCTTTGCCTCAAGCATCTTCTTTTTGTAAATCACACGATCACTATACATCTTCTCCATCAGTTCAGGAAGAAATCCTCTGATGTCCTTTCTATACATTGATCCATTAGCACAAACTGCATACTCTTTACAATCAGAAAAATCAATAGATTTATTCAAGATTCTATCCACTGATGCAGTTGGATGTCTTTTATCCACAAGAGTTTCTGGACTGATGTTATACATCATCAGAAGGTGAGGATAGAGTGAGTTAAGGTCAAAGTTGACCACCCAATCATACTTACCTGGAATAGGTTCCTTTACAAATGCTCCAGCAAATTTAGAATCTTTTCTTGTTTCCTTTTTAAAGGGAATGACAATATCCTTTTCTTTCAGGTAATTGTAGATAATAGAATCCCAAGTCCTTACTTGAAAAAATACATCATTATAATTTCCCTTTGAGTCATATGCCATAGTAATAGCCAACTCAATCAGTTTCATCTTGTCTTCCAAACGGTCCACAAGTTCCACGTCCACAATGTTGTATTCTACAAACTTTTGCCAGTTCTTTGTATAGAACTCTTTAAAGGTATCATACTCAGAGTGATCCAGTTTCTTCTGACCCAATTCAACTTCTGCAATATGGTCCAGACGATATGACTCCTGATTAGTATAAGTAAACTTCCTATACAACTCAAGATAATCTAGAATAGTCAGTCCAGCAATATCACATCTTTTTTGATATCTACCTTTAATAACAATTTCATCCTCAGTGACAATTCCCCAAGTGGAAAGTTGTTTGGCAGCCTTTGTTCCAAGAACTCTACAAAGTCTTCCATACAAATATGGAATATCATAAAGGTCACAATTCCAACCAGTAACTACTTCTGGGGAGAAATCTTCCCACCAAAAAATAAACTTATCCAGAAGATCTTCTTCACTTTTACAGTGATAGTAAGTTACATTCTGTTGTTTATTAATGAATGGTTTAACTCCCCAAGTAGTAATCTGTTTAGTTGAATAATCTTGAATAGAAATAGTCAGAAGTTCTTCCTGACATTCTTTCACATCAGGGAAACCATTTTCAGATGCAACCTCAATGTCAATAGTGATCAGTTTAATTTTACTAATATCAAACTTAATTTCACCTTGATAGTTTTCTGAAATGTACTGATTGATGTACCTAGTGTTCCCATACAATTCAAAATTATCTACTTTCTCATACTTGCTAATAAAATCTCTTGTTTCACGAATAGTTCCTGGTTTGACTGCATCTACATAGTTACCCTCAAGTGTTTTGAATTTTGTCTTTTTCTGTGTCTTAACATAGAGAGTTGGATAAAACTCTTCCCTGTTCTTATAATGTTTGCCGTCAGAATAACCTCTGGAAAGTATTTCATTTCCAACAAGAACTACATTCGTGTAAAAGTTCATTTAATAGTTTTCAAATAGAGTTCAATTTGATCTGGTTTAGGATCCACAATAGTAAAAATTGAATCAGAGTGAATCTTAAGTTCTCTCTGATCAGTAAAGACTGGCCACTTTCTCATATCATAAGTGGTGCTATCAGATACTAGCATCTGAACTGGATTGACTAACTTACAATCAGGTTCTCCAAGATCAGCACCTTCAACCTCATGAATTTCAGTCATGAGAACTGCATCATTCTTCAGTATCAGAATTTTCAGGTTTTGCATTCAATCTCTCCAAATAAGAATTTACAACTTCATCAATAGGGTCAACTACAGTAATCACCCAATCTGATGGGATCTTAATAGTTTTTTGTTTTGCCAGTGGGATATATGGATAAAATACTACCTTAGTATTATCATCTTCGAGTCTAGTGACAAATGGATTGGTAACTTCATACCAAGCACCATTAATATCTTCAGCAGTAACTTCTGCAATCACATCCTCATAGGATTTTAGAATAAGCAGTTTAACAGACATAATTCTCCAATGTAAGTGTTTTATCTTGTAGTTTTAAAATATGATCTGCAAGTTTATCAATGTAACCTTTGTTTCTAAGTTCTTTAAAAACAAGATTCTCAAAGGAAAATTCTCCTCCTTTATCTAAACCTGCATTTCTCATGTCTCTGAGCTTTGACAAGAGAGTTTTTAAGACATCTTCATTAGTTGCACTTGCAACTGTTCTGTCAATTTTCCTCATCATATCACGAACTTTGGTTTGAAGCAAGTCCTCATCTAGTTCCCCAGTGAATTTACCAGGAATCATTAACCATTTTTTATACTTGATAGAATATACTCCTTGATTTTTTCTTCTCTTTTTCCCAACTTCTTCAACATAAGGTTCAATATCATGACCATAAATTTTAGCATTATGAGTTAATTTCCAGAGTTGCTTTTTATCTTCATAGACATCAGACATAATATCTGGACACTCTGTTGCCTTTTCAAAATTTATAACAACATGCAAATCTAGGTCAGAATATCTCGTGTAATTATATCCAGCATTTCCACCAAGGAGTAAAATATCTTCAACATTAGATTTTTTTAATCCCACAAAATCTATCCAAGCATCTGCTACCTTCTTCAAATGTTTAGATACTTCAGGTTTTAGTTTATCCTTATTCCAAAACTTAGGATTAAGCTCAGTATTAATTTTGAATGATATCGCCTCTTCAAAAAACTGATTATATTTTTTCATTATAGCTTTTTTAGATATTTATAAAAAAGGGGGAAATGGATGATTCTGACCATCCTT